TATCTTCAGGACTATGAGGAACGATACAATTCATATCACAGAACGGAGGAAAAAATTGAATTTGATCTCGAATACTTTAACCGCATTACCAAAGGTGGTTTACCTAGCAAGACTCTCAACATCGCACTTGCTGGTACGGGCGTCGGCAAGTCTTTATTTATGTGCCACTTCGCTAGCTCCGTGTTGCTCCAAGGACGGAATGTATTGTACATTACGCTTGAAATGGCAGAAGAGAAGATTGCTGAACGAATTGACGCAAATCTTCTCAACGTAAACATTAAAGATATTGCAGAACTTCCTAAGTCCGTTTTTGAGACTAAAGTAAATAATCTCGCAAAGAAAACACAAGGAACTCTAATCATTAAAGAGTATCCAACTGCTTCAGCTCATTCTGGTCACTTTAAGTCACTTTTAAATGAACTTGCTTTGAAGAAAGCATTTAAACCAGACATTATCTTTATCGACTATTTGAATATTTGTGCTTCTTCACGTTACAAAGGAAATAGCAACATTAACTCTTATACCTTTGTAAAAGCAATTGCAGAAGAACTTCGTGGTCTTGCTGTGGAATTTAATGTTCCTATTGTGAGTGCTACACAAACTACTCGTTCTGGTTATGGTTCTTCTGATGTGGAACTGACCGATACTTCTGAGTCCTTTGGTCTTCCCGCAACTGCTGACTTAATGTTCGCCCTGATTTCTACTGAGGAACTTGAAGAACTTGGTCAGATTCTTGTGAAGCAACTTAAGAACAGATACAATGATCCAACCATTCATAAGCGTTTTGTGATTGGTATTGATCGTGCCAAGATGCGATTGTATGATGTAGAGCAATCTGCACAAAAGGAAATACTTGACTCTTCTAAAGAAGACGAGTATGATTATGAAGAAAGAAAACCTAAAAAATCATTCGAAGGATTTAAATTCTGATATGACTATTGATCTTAATAAGTATGTTGAGTTTGTCAATACAACTACTTCAAAACCCAGTAAGGAACATACTCCATTCATTGATCGTCTAATGGAACTTCGTCAAGAGGAGTTTCCTACCGAACGAATGCTTACTGCTGCTGTAGGAATGTCTGCAGAAGCAGGTGAGTTTACTGAGATTGTAAAGAAGATTGTTTTCCAAGGTAAACCAGTCAATCAAGAAAATTTGTTTCACCTGAAGCGTGAACTTGGAGACATTATGTGGTATGTTTCTCAAGCTTGTCTTGGACTTGATATTTCACTTGAAGAAGTAATCCAAATGAACTTTGAGAAACTGAGTGCTCGCTATCCTGAAGGTTCTTTTAGTATTGAGCGTTCTGAAAATCGTGTAGAGGGAGACCTATGACTAAAGAAAAACAAGTAACAATTAAAATGGATGCCCGTGCAGCTGCCGCCGTTCGTCAAGTTTTGTTTGATGCTCAAAAAGGATACACTTATGATGAAGTGAGTGTTCCTCCTCGTGTATCTGATATTCGTGGAGTAATTCAACAACTTGATGATAATATCGGTGCTGTTCTTGGTGCTTGACCCGTAAGGGTTTTTTTTTATAAATATCCTTAGAAGAATATTACGATTTTCTAATGGATAGCAAAGAATTTAGAAATTTGGTGGAAGCATATTCCGAAGTTTATGCTCCTCAAGAAGTTGATGAAGCAACTGCAATGGCAAAGCGTGGTTATGATGAGACTAAAATTCGTAACCAGATTGCTAAGTCAACTGGCGGCGGTGCTGCTGCTGATAGAGCAACTAAACTAGAGAAGCAACCAACTTACGGCGACTCTAACAAAGCAAAGCAAAGACAAAATCTTGCTAGAGCACAGAGAGGAGATTTCCGTAATACCACTTCCTCATCTCCTGGTCTTCATGGATATGGTCACAAGTCAAATGATCCTGCAGTAAAAGCAAAGCAGGCAGCAAGAGGAGCACAAAGAGGTGCTCTAACTCCTGCCGAGAAAAAGCAATTCAATAGAGAAGAGTTTGAGAACTGGGTAAACGCTTTAGTAGAGGAAGGATACAATCTCTCTAACTACACCTGGGATGATATGTATGAGTTTTACCTTGATGAAGCAATCTATAGTGAAAAGGGTAAAGCAAAAGCAGCAGAAATGATTGCCAAGCGTTCTACGCCTTCAGGTAGAGCAAAGTCAGGTAAAGGTGCTAATGTTGCTCAAATCAGACAAATTCGTGGTTCTGGTAGAGGACGCTTTGATAGAGAAGGTCTGGGTGGAACTCCAATGACTCCAACCATGGCTAAAAATCCAATTAAGAAACATAACTATGATGGAACTGGAAACAAAGCAGCAAGAAGAGCAGCAGCACTAAAAAATGAAGAACTTGATATCTTTGATGCAATCCTTGAGTTCCTTTGTGTAGAAGGGTATGCAGAAACTCTGGAAGAAGCAGAGTGGATTATGGCAAATGAATTGGACGCTGCGGATATTGATGCAATCCTAGAAGGTTCTTATGAAGATAGAATTGCTGCTAACAATAAAAAATATGATGCAAATCGTAAGAGAGCAGCACAAAGAGCGGCAGCAAGAAACGCTGCTAGAGACTCAGGTAAAACTGGTGCAGTTCCTGGAGTTGGTTATGTAACTCCTAGACGTGAAAGAGAAACTTATACCGATTCTTCAGGTAAGACAAGACACGCAAAGGGTCTCTGATAAATAAATCGGAAGGTTGCTCCAACCCCTTGACTTTTTAGTCAAGGGGTTTTATAATGTCTTTATTGGGGGATTAGCTCAGTTGGTAGTAGCACTTGCTTTGCAAGCAAGATGTCATCGGTTCGAGTCCGATATCCTCCACTTCTAAATACATGAAAGAGTATTTGTATATAAATGGCTAAGTTAAGTATGGGGTCTAACCCAGATTTAGCAAAAGTTCATAAATCTGGAGACCTTAAATATTGGCCTTCCTTTTGGATGATGGTTAGGGATAAAAAACCTTTCCTAAAAGGAACTCAAGGTAAAAACGGATCTGTTATTATTGGATATAAAACTGCGGCAGCAAATAAAAAACTTATTGCTGAGATGGCGAAGTGTACTACTTCAAGAGAGGTTATAACTTTTTTAAATTCTAAAAATGCAGAATTTCCCACAACTGATGGTGGTAAAGTAAAGGTTACCGAATTGTGGAAAGAAAATGTAAAGGAGTCAAAACCAAAAACTGAGACAAAAGTTGGTGGTAGAGATACAGAAGTTTATAGCGAAATTCTAGTACAGTTTTGCTTAGCGTATAGATTAATTTATGGACATAGGGCCACCCACGATAAAGTTGGTGATGGTGATGATTTTAAATCGGATGTTTTCAGAGCAGTAAAGAATAGGATAGTGACTGCTGGAAAGTTTTCTCTAACAAACGCAACGACTAGAAAAAATCTAAGACAATTTTCTCGTCAAATATCTGATGGTACAGATACTTGGTTAGACAGTTCAAGTGCATCTGCTGAAGTTTTAGTATCTAACTTAAAGATTCCAAATGATGCGAAAATTTTCAATGATAAGATTTTTGGTACTGGTGGTGCTGGTGATCCATATTCAGTTTATCTGAAAGCAAACACTGGACTTCAACCAGATAAATGGAATCCTGCAGATATTTGGATTATGACTCCTACTGGAATAAGAGAATTAGTTCATTTTAATAGAGTTGCCGCAAAAAAAGAAAAAGCTAGTGTAGCATTAATAAACAATTTTTTGATACGTCAATTTAATGATAGAGATATTATTCCTGTTTCTTTAAAGAAAACAAAAGCGAATCCTTCATCTGTTCATTATACAATTATGAATAGCAATCAGTTTGTTGAGAGAATTTCCTTTGGAGGAACTAACAATCCAACAATTGAGTTGACTGGTGGAAATCGTGATATGAAAATTAATTTCACTCTAGAAACTGTAGAATTAAATAATGGAATGACCGCAAAGAATGCCCAAGCAAATCTTTTTGGTAATATTGGAAAAACTGTTCAGGGGTCTGAAAAGCACATTAGAATTAAGTATAATGTCAATAAAAAACAACTCGAACTTGAATATACACAATCTGGACAACCATCTTTAGCTTTAGCTAAGATGGGATCATTGGGTTATAAATCATTTACTTCAATTATTTCCAAAACTTCTAATCAGGGAATTAAAGAACTTGATAAAATAAAAAAGAAATATGAAGATGACCTTGGATTAAAAACTGGTAATGAATTTATTAGTCAACCAATAAAATTCACTGATGATCAATATGCTCAGATGACGATGTATATGAATGATATATGGACTCAGGTAACTGGAGATAATATGCCCGATATGAGAAATGATAAAGCAATTGGTAATAATGTAAGTTATTTGAAAGATAAGATGATGGCCTCAGAAGTTTCTCTTTCAATATCTGGAATAAAGAATGAAAAAGTTCAAAGAAGAGTTGTGCAAAATCTTTACAATGCTTGTGCTTCTATTGGATTTGGATCTGGGTTAAATAGAGAAGAAAGAGAACTAATGGAGCAAAGTGGAATAGGACAATCTAATAAATTAAGAGCTCAGTTTACTGGTGGAATTCACGTAAAAGTATATTAATAAATATAAGTATATCAAGATACATATGAAAAGATTTTCACGATTTCTATCCGAAGCAAAAGAGTCGCAAGCGGTTATGCAAGCGAAGAGGCTTGGACTGACTGGAGATGGGCACGGTGGATGGTACGATAAAAATGGTGAGTTTACTGCAAAAACTGTAGGTGGAAAATTAAAGTTCTATAATCAGAATCAAGTTCCTGGAAAACAAGATCCACCTCAACAAAGAACAACTGCAAATCAACAACCTGTTGCTACTCAAGTTCAACCTCAACAAGAAACTCAACCAGAGGAAGAACCAAAAGAGGATAAAGGAACCTTAACCATTGCTTTTGGTAGATTTAATCCTCCCACAACAGGACACGAAAAACTTTTAGATACTGTTGCAAATATTGCAGGAAAGGGAGAATATAAAATATATCCATCAAGATCTAATGATCCTAAGAAAAATCCATTAGACCCTGACACTAAAATTTCCGTGATGAGGCAAATGTATCCAAAGCACGGTGAAAGAATTGTTAATGATGCAAACTCAAAAACAATTTTTGATGTTTTAAAGCAAGCACACGCTGATGGATATAGCGGAGTAAATATTGTTGTTGGTTCTGATCGTCAAGCAGAATTTGAAAAACTTGCTGGAAAATATAATGGAGAACTTTATGATTTTGCAAATTTGAATGTAGTTTCTGCAGGAGAAAGAGATCCTGATGCTGAAGATGTAACAGGAATGTCTGCATCTAAGATGCGTAAAGCGGCTGCTGAAGGTGATTTTGAAACTTTCCGTAAAGGAACACCAAAGTCTTTAGATGATAAAGAGGCAAGAAAACTTTTTATGACCCTTCGCAAATCTAT